ACTGGAAGAAATAATTTGGATGTAAATTACACGATCTATCGATTTTATAGGTGTATTCATTATATATCCATGAAACATTGTTAATCAATATAGTGCTATCGTAATTTAATGTCTTGTCGTTTACTTCGTAAGGCACGCATCCTTCAAATTTATGAAATTTTCTAACAGGCTTTTTATCATTTTCACTTTTACTGTTAGTAAATTCCGTAATCATAATAGTTGCCTTAATAGATTTGTCTTTTCCTAAATTTATTAAACCTTTATAAGATGCCGCAATAATCCATGGACGTATTAAGCCATCCACAAAATCTATATTAGTCTCTAAGAAATCTATGTTTAAATGTCTGCTGGACATATCTAAACGATCAGATCCAACTGTTCCTTTTAAATATCCTGCCATTCCATCTATCCCAGTTGAATTTATAGTAAAACTTTCTTTAGGGATTTTAACAGATTGAGCATAATACAAACCCAAACCATCTAAGTTTGGTTGGGTTTTTTCTCCTAGTAATTTCTGTTGAATTGTTTCAGCAATATAAAATCCATTAACATCAATTTGAGTATAATCCTTTATAAGGCCAAATAGATTATCGGCATCAGGATATATAGCTAAAGCCCATTGTCCAGTAACAGGAACATTATAGTCCCATTGACTTATAAGTTCTAAAAAATTCTGAACTAAACTAGATTTTTTAACTTCAGCCATTCATTATGAGTTATCAGGGATTACACCACCAACACCTTTTAATCCTCTAGTAAAGAAGTGATAAGCAATACCAACAGTAAAGCTCATAACTGCTCCTGTACCTTCAGCAAATCCATAAGTTAAATCTCCTACAGAACGTATAGAACAACCAACTAAATCATATTGATAAGTAGGATCTAGATTTTTATCTAATTGTAATAATGTGATACGAGAATCTTGATTTGCTATTGATCCACCATTACGACCACTTCCTGCTATTCCAAGTACATTTCCGAAAGTACGAACACTTTCATTCATTAATAATTCACGAATAACAGAATCTTCAGGGCAGTAAAAATCAATTTCATAACTTTCACTACCGGGAAATTCCACGGACCCCGGAATATTAAAAGTTTGACCAGCATACTTAACCGCATGATTTACAATGTTACGAGCTGGTAATTTACCAGATTTTGCATATAGCATTGCTGATGGACCCATATTCAATCCTCCGTCTAATACTAGTGATTCAATACGAAATAAATAATCCCTTGAGAAATCATTTACTACTGCATTACGAAAGAAACTTTCAATTGTTTGTTGTGGAATATCCATATTAATTATTTAGTTTGTTTATATATTTTAAATCTATTATCCTCCAATGATTTCACTGAAATTAGCTCCAGTAGAAGTTGCGTAGAAGTTTACCAAGATAAACTCAGCAGCACGTACTGGTTTCAGATAGATATCTACAACCATTTCATTTTGATCAATTACTGCTGGAGTATTATTACGTTTATCACATACAATTTGATAATCATATAGACCTTGTGTATTCCTAGCACGATCAAAAATTGGTGTTAATACTGCTACCACACGATTACGTGTAAACAATGTATTCGGTTCAAAGATAAAGTATTTAACAGTTTTCTTGGTTGCTTTTTCTAGATATAAGAACAACCTACGAACGTTAATACGATCAAATGCACTTGGCTGACGTAATAGTGTTTTTTGTCCAAATATATTGAAACCATCATTTGGGAAAAATGCTACTGGATTCATGCTGATCTTATACAGCATGTCTCGTTCTTTTTGTTTAGGTGTGATTGCTAATGCTAATGCATTTGTTACACGCCCACGAGTAAATCCAGCTGGTGCATACCAAGGCTCAAAGTTACGATCTACTTCAGCATAATCGGCTGCTGCAAATGGTGAGAAAGGAACCCAAATATTCATTCCTGCAAACTGATCATTGATTTTAACCCAGTTAGCATAAGTTGTAGAATAACTAGAATTTGCTGTAGCGTATAAGTGACGCAATGGATTGTATACGTATTGTGAGAATGATTTATATGGATCAGAAAATATTAATTTATTTGCTCCTGTTACGAAAATGTGACGTAATGGATCAGCAATAAAGAAACAATCCCTACGAAGTTTAGAACAGAAATTATCAAATAATTGGAAAACAGCACTGTAATTTTCTTTTACATTATCTTGATCATCCGAAGTTGCAGAGTAATCATTTTGTGTAATAGATGCTAAACCATTTTGCATTCCAGTAGAAATTTCTGTATCATCAAAATATTGTGAACGATTTGCACAAATTGTCGCATAAATAGTACCCAATCCAGCTTCTACTACTAGATCCAAATCAAAAACTTCATCGTTTTCGATTTTTCTTAAGGTACGATCTATTTTTAATGTTAAACTACCAATATTTTTCCCAGAAGGTTTTGGACTTGCATAACTTCCAATAGGAAATAGTGCATCACCATAATCAATATATTGTTTAATCTTATCAATATCATTTAAATGATATCCATATTTTGAATAATTTGATTCGAAAGTAGATTCAAGAGCAGTTTCTGCTTGTTTAGAAAAAACACGTACTTGTTTAGTTGGAATACCATTTTCATCCAACCAAGTTCCTATATCTTTACTATTAATATATTTGTTAACAAATACAGTAATATTATTAGAATTATTTGCTACGTTTTCTAAATAAAAGCTTTTTGGTAAACCACCATTTTGATTATTAACTTGACGACGAAAATCTAATGATCCAGCAACTGCTTCTTCAACAACATAATCTAATTGAATTGTGTCTGGCTTATAAGGACTTGTCCTTAATTTAAATAAACCTAATGTTAAGGTATCATCAAATTTATCTGTTGCCATATCAGCAAAGTTAAATCCAATTCTTTCTATTGTCTCAGAAATACTACCAGAATTTCTATCAGTACCAGCATCATTTGATGCTGATAATGGGAATCCTAATTTAGATGTTGCCACTCTTAAATAACGACTTGTATCTATACCTAAATTAGCATTATTTAAACCTGCATTTGTATATACACCACGAATAGAATCATGATTTGTATTAGGTTGTAAATTAGTGTTATCAGCTAATCCGATGTAATGTCCTTCATATCCACCATTAATTGTTGATTGAATTTTATTAACTACAATCATACCAGCTTTACCAAAATCAGCAGGTGAATTAATAGCAGATATAGGTGAAGCAGATGCTGACCATGTCCCCATAATTTCACTGTTTGTGAAAGCAGTACCATCTATTACTCCTTGATATTGACTTAGACTTAATTCGAAAAACTTAGGTGCTCCTAATACGAAAGTAGCATTAGGTGCAGATAAATCTGTTGTAATTTCTGTATCTTTAGCAGATAAGAAATTATTAATCTGTGAAAGATATTCTGCTGCAACAGTAGCACTTAACCCAGAATTTGCTGCATAAAAATTCGAAAATCCTGTTTGAAAACTAGCAAATTCAGCTGGAGTAAATTTTTGATATGTATTAATACCTACAGTTTGAAACTCTGTTAAACGATCAACCAAAGTAGCATTTAATGTTATAGCATCTACAAGTTCTGTTTGTACGAAAAATTTCGCTTCAAGTTTCTTAACATTACGATAAACAGTTGTGTTTGTTTCTTTTACTGCTACAACTGGATATACTAATGCACCATAAGTTGCTCCGTAACCCTCACCAGTATCAGTACCGTAAGGCATACGACTAATAAATAAATTACCATTTGAACTATTTAAAATTTGTCGAGCACCGTAATAAAAATAACGTTCAGCAGGACATGTAGGTACTCCATAAACACGTTCTAGTTCTTCAACTGAAGTAATTTGCAAAACTTCATCAGTTGGTCCTTTTGGAGCAAAACCTGTCATGAAAATGTTAGTACCTGCTGGTAAAACTGGTGATAACGTTAAATCCTTTTCGATAATTTCAACGCCGGGTGATTGTATACTTCTAGCCATATTGATATTTAGTCAAAAATCAACAATTTTTTTATCATTACAATAAAATTGTTTCTATTCTAGTAAAAACAAATTTAAACGAAGTTTCTATTTCTACTCCTTCTCTATAATTGTAATTTATTTCACCTAATGATATGGGAAACGCTGCTTTATAAGTCCACTGTATAACATCATTATGGAATTCATCTTTGGCTGTTAAAATAAAATCCGAAGAGTATCTTCCTAGTCCAACATCTTTGGGTAATGTATTTCCACTAAAAATACCCGATTGTTCACCTCTTATTAAATTTAACCATTTTTGTATAGCCCAATAATTTTTAAATTCATTATCAATTGTAAAGTTTACAGTGACTGGATCATAAGCTGGTTTAATATGTGAAGAAACAAATACCGTACTTCCTGCATATTTTACACCTTCAGCTGGAATTGTATTTTCTGGAACTATTGAACCATATACGGAAAACTGAAGTGAATCTAAATCCAAATACTTGTTTGATCTTTCTAATTTCTTATTTGCTTCTCTTAAGTCTGGTGGTAAAGCTATAGTCAAAATAAATTTATCTTTTTTCGATTTATTCAATATTGACTGATCGTAATGGTTAGTACTCATAAAATATATTTAGAGTTACATAAGAGGAACCCATCCTTGATTATGTAAATCATCAAGATCTGGGTTATTTTGATTAAATCCACCCATTACAATAGGAAGTGCATCTCCTCCCATTCCCGTTTTTTCGTTATTATATATAGAAGACGGATTTACAAAATATTTTATTCCATAATCCATAGATTTAATAATAGCTGGTTTACTATTCTCATCTCTATCTACCACTTCGAAATATACATTTACTATATCATCATGTAATATCATTAATGCCCAACATAATGCCATCACTCTATCATCATGTTCACCGTTTCTTGCACCCCATGTTCCGTTTTTCTGTCTAACAAATTCGTTTAATTCCAAAACAGTATTAATATCATTAATCTGAACATATTTGCATGTATTCAACCAATATCTTTGGTTTAATATTGCATGATATTTGGTGTTTGTATGTGAAACTATACCTAATTTATTAGATTTTTTAT